CGCATGCAATCGTCCGCTTACAGATTAGCCTTTCAGCCAAAATGCAAGACAGTGAACCGCGATGCGAGAATTCCCGTCGTACCCTTCCTTTGACAGAAGAGTCGACCTCTCAGGAAATGGGCAACCTGGTAAACCAAGCCCCCACTCGTTCGACAGTGGAGTCGTGGAAACGCATTTCGGCGTTTCAATGGCTCGAAGGAGTCCCTTTATGGGACTCGACACTTGTCTTACAAACATACAATGAGACGAAAGAGCTCATTTCGAGTGGTACCTCGGCACCTCCTCTTGACTTACTCTCTATGGACTGTTTCACAAAGGCCGGACACATGGTACAATGGTACAAAAATACATTGACACTATGGAAGGTTTCCCTAAACGGGGGAGACTATGGATGGCACGCGGACAAACAGATGACTCAAGGACTGGAAGGAGCCCTCAGTGTGGGGGCTCAGTCTAGGCTGATGGGGCGGTTATGGGCATACGCTCAGTTTGGATTGATGGAGAAGTTTCTGAAGTGGAGTACTGCGACCTTATGGGCCTCAATGCTACACCAAACAGAATTACCTCCTTGTCCAGACTTTGTGGTTAAGTCTAATGGGGAACAGTTGGTTTTCCTCTATGACGAAAAACTCTGGGTACAGTTATGTAGGTCTACACAAAAAGCTACTGGGACAAAGAAATTTGGACAGGTGGTTAGACTAATGATCATGCTTACTAAGGATATGTATATGACGAAAAACGCTTCACTTGCTGTCGACTCATCCTTCGTGGAAGAGAATTTGGCTAAGCACAAGAAAATCATGTGCGAACCCAAGACCGAAGATCCTCTAAGTGATCGTATGGAGAGGCTTATAAACAAAGCCATCCAACAATGCTCAGATGATATTTTCGGATATCTCCCGAATCAAGATGAACGAAAGGTCGTGAAATACGACGAAAAGACACAGCAGTACAAAACAGTCAGACGACACAAACTTCACAGATCCATCCCACTGGAGGCTAGGCCTCCTTCTCGTCTCCCCTCCCTAGGTGCATCGGTCAACAATGGCCGTCATCTCGGGGGGGCAGTAGGTGATCTCTTAAGGAATCACGGCGAGAAGTATACACTACCGGAACCCTCAGAGGGTTACCTTCATTCATACTGTACATACAGGACTGAATACATTGACGTTCGCACCACACACGACCCGGAACTTTATACCGAGGCGGAGAATAGCTCGCGAAAGGCGGCCTTTGCAAGACTTAGTGTCGAAGCTCAGGTCGTTCCACTGCTAGAAGCATTCAAGGTAAGGACGATCACGAAGGGAGACGCGGACCAATATCATTTGGCGCGCCGGTGGCAAAAGGTTATACATGGGGTTATGAGGAAACATCTAAACTGTAGACTAATCGGGCAACCGTGTAATGCAGCGCTTCTTTCTCAAACATTTGGGAACTCCCCCTACTTCTCTGACGAGGATAAGGAGGGTTTCTTTGTGTCTGGGGACTACGAATCTGCTACAGACCTTCTTCACCCCTTCCTTTCGGAAGTGGCGAATGAAGCCATCTGTCAACGTCTACGTATTCCGCTAGAGGACCAGTGGGTCCTGAAACAGTGCTTAACTGGGCACGAGCTAAAATACTCAAAAAAGGGGACTCTATATAAACAACAATGGGGTCAACTGATGGGTTCGCCGAGCTCTTTTCCCATCCTCTGCCTGATTAACTTGGCAGCCACGAAGGTGGCGTATGAGGAGTACTTCCGAAAGATCGGAGTATTAAAGGAAAATGAGTTCGCAGTACTAGAGGAACTACCAATGGTGGTGAATGG